GCGGCTTTGGCTTGCTTAGTACCATCATCGTCTGTGCTACGGCGCCCTGCGGTATATTTAATATCGTAGTAGGCAATATCAAGTTGGCCTTGATTATCTGTGTAAAACGTGTCGCCTGCGTCGCGATTACAGTACATGACTAAATGGCCTGCTTGATCTGCAGTCTTACAAAAATCAATAAGTTCTAAGTGTTTGTCGTCGCCAAATACTTGATTGTATTGTGTAAAGCTATCACGGTATGGTGGATCAAAGAAGTATAGTGCAGTACCTTCAATCTGTCCCGTGCAGTCTACCCAGTTACCAGAATAGATATCTACCTTTTGTAGGAACTTATTCCATTCCATGACATTGTCTTTATCGTAGACATGAGTAGTATGATTAAGCAATCCACAAGGTGTGCAAAAACGACCATTGGCTTCTTTAGTTGATTGCCAAATGCCATTGAAAGCAGTTTTCATTAAAAAGTATAGTACAGCACTTTCTTCGGTAGTACCCCAACCTTGATAGTCTGTTGCGTACTTCTTTCTTGTTTCGTAGTAAAATACTTTACGAGCCGCCTTATCCATCTTTAAGTAAGGATCAGCATAACTGTCAACAATACGAATAAACTCTGCTACATGGTTTTTAATAGCGTGATATAGGCCAACGATTTCTGTATTAATATCGTTTAATACAAATCGCTTGATGTTGGGATTGTTTTCATACATGTGAATCATCATAGCACCACCGCCAAAGAATGGTTCTACATAGGTATCATATCCTGTGTAAGGAATACCTGGTGTTTCTTGATACTTGGGAATCATCTTGTTCTTCCCACCTGCCCACATATATAAAGGTTTCATATGTTATTATACTTTATTAAGGAAGCACTGAACAAGCTCTGTGGCAATCTCTGCATTAGCCTTACCTTCTTGCATCATATCCAATACAATGTCGTGAGCTTCAGTTAAGTCTGTTTTTGGAATGCGATGCCATACTTTATATAATGGATCAGCAGGGTTTTGTGCAAACGTACTAAACTGTCTTTCAACCAATGCACGAGCCTGAGATGCTTCTAATCGAGCCTGTATTTGTTCTGGGGTTTCTTCAATAATAAACATATTACCGAAGTTTAAATCTTTACCAATATATGGTTTAATATCTGCAAAAGTTAGTCCAAGATTCATTTCTTCATTCATTATTTCAAAGATTTGTTCTTGGGTAAATCCATCAACTGACAAATAAAACTTAGCACGTCCGCGAGTAAGAATAGTTTTGTCTTGTGCATGTCTCCACAGTACTTCGCCTTCAGCGGCACCAGGACCGGTTAGTAGAGTAACATATTTCAAGTCTGGATTAATATATTCGCAGGCTAGCCAGTTATCTGCCCAGCGTTCAATAGCATTACCGCCTGTGCCTTGAAACTTACCTTCAAAACAATATTTTAATATTCTAGATACAGCGTCACGATTTCCATCAAACCACATGCCACCATCGGGAATACATCCGGCACTGATACCTGCGGCTGCCAACTCTGGAAGGGCTCCTTTAAGTTTAGTAGCTTCACTATATCGTTCATTGATGTAGTTAGTATGCCCTTCTTCATAGTAATACGTAGATTGAGCTTGTGCAATCGCTTTAGATATTAACTTCATATCTTTATCAAGTCTGCTAGATTCTTTACTTGTAGCTACTGCACCATATCCACCACGACGAGCCATGATAAGTTCCTTCTTTGTTTTAAATAATAGTTATATTATACAGCAATAAGTTGAAAGAGTCAACCATAATGTTAGTGTGTGCTAACTTGTTGATTCTAGTGCTTCTAAATAGCCTTTTAGATTGTTTCCGTGCAAGGTCAGCATTAGTGCAGATTCTTCGGTAAAGACGATTATCTTCTGTCGCTTTAATAGATAGTACATGCTGTCAAATACTCGTTCTAACTGTAGTAGGTTTTGATTGGTAAGTTCTTCGGCAAGTTCAAACTCGTAACTTTGTAGTTTAAGAACGGCCTTGACTAACTGTAGTCCGGCTAGACTTAGTCTAAGGCTATTTGGATCAGTGGGATTCTTCCACCAACGCCGTTGCATTTCAGTTGTTTGGCCAATGGGAATGCCAGCCTGCTCGACAAATATCTTAGTCAGCTGACGTTGATTGTACTGCTTATTTTGGGAAGATTTGCTCACCTGCTTTTAAAAGTACAACGCTAAATTTTTCCGTTTTAAATAAAGCGTTGAGCTTTTTGCAAAGATTAATAGCATGTCCAGAATTTGAAAAGGATACTTTTTTATATTTCGGTCCTGGGTACGCCACAAGCACGTTTGACGTTTTTAGATTGATAGGTTGATTGTCGTAGAAGACTGCCCAGATACCCTCACTGGCTAACACCTGTTCACTCTTATAGCTAGTCTTGTTTACGTGGTCCAATAGTACTGTTGGCTTTGGTCTTGACATTTCACTTATCCTTGATATACAGTTTATTTATCTCAATATATACGTAGTTTATTTAAAACCGCCGCCATCCATGCTTACACTAACACTGGTAATACTATTTTCAGTAGAACGAGAAAGTTCAGCAATAACAGCCATCAAATCGTAGATTTCGGCATGTAAACTGCGAGCTTCTTCGGCACTTAAAGTTAGAATCTTGCTATTAGCTTGATTCATGGCTCTTACTTTATCGTTGAATCGTTTAACATGTAAAGAAGTACTAGTGCTGTCCATTTGCTTCTTTCATTGCTTCTTGCATACGTTCTTGAGTCTTAAATGGACCTTGATATTCATAACGATTAAGCGTAATCAGTTTAGGGCAATATGCACGTACCCAAGTGCTTGAAAACTTAATAATGTAGTGGCCTGCACAAAAGAAACTTTTTGATTTAGTACCTTTGGTATAGATAGGCAAGTATCGTTGAACATCAAGTACTTCATTGTGCGGTTTACTTGCGGCTGGGAATCCGTAGACATCATAAACATCTAACTTTTCTTTCTTGGGCTTTTCTGCCTTAACAAACTCAATGTTGTACTTGGCACTAATCATTTTAATACTTGGGAATGATTCACGCTGGTTGTCATGTACATACACATATCCGCCTTCTTCTACTGCCATGATGTTTCCGACCTTGTTGCCATACAGCTCAACGATCCACATCTTATTCTTTACAATGGGTTTTGCAATCATTTCAGTCATTTTGTTTTTGTCTTTCTGCCCGCAGTTTGCGGCATGCTTCTTTTACTTGCACAGGATAATCAGGGCTGAGTTCTGATATAGTGCAATCGTACTTCTTCATGTCATGACGATCATCGTCAGACATTAGTAGGCAAAATGCACCTACTAATAATATTGTCATACCGAGTATGTCTCTTTTTCTCATCGTTTATATAAGAAATAGTTAAATGCTAACAAGGCCAAGTCGAATGCACATGCAGACCAATCACCTTTACCAAAGTCAACTATGGTCAACATAGCTAACCAACCAATAATAAACCAGGTAATCTGTGTGTAGTTACGATGATACCAATTCATAAATCCGTTCATTTACTTCTCCTTATTTTGCTGCCGGGCGACGGCGTTCATAGTCAGTGCGTTTTAATTCTGCCCAAACACGATTCTTACGTTCATGATACAAATCTATAAGACCTGCTATGAACATAGTAATAAAAAATCCAAAAAATAACAACAATGCTAAAGCAAGTCCCGCAACCGGCACCCAAAAAACATCATTTATCATCAGGATAACTAGCTTCTAAAAATCTAACATAACTGTCAGACTGGTCTGACATCTTGATCAAATCGTACTTGCCACAGAACTTTAAGAACTGTGCGCCTACCATAGGACGATTAAGTGGTACTGCATTGTTGGCAATAGTTTCTGCTATTTGTTGTTTAACATCATCTGGTTGTGCAGTTAAATCTACTAGAGTTACGTTGCGTTGATAGTCATCTAATACACGATGCTCTAGACCATTATGATCAGTCCAGCGTTGCAACATTAGGTTATTCCAAGCAAAGCCTTTCGCATCTTTGTCGGCAAAGGCTTCTTGGAGTCCCACTTTATTTTTACTTCCCACTTTACGGACCCCCGGGTACGCCGAAAAGACATTGTCGGTTGGGTCTCCCCGCATACACTTTTCGAAAAGAATCCACTTAGGATCCGGAATGACTTTTGCTTCCTTAGTCTTTTTATCGATGACTGCCTTACCTTTTTTGTCGAAAATACCTTGTATAGTATGGAGCTCATCCGCGATTCCGTTATATTGATTTACATTGTCAGCTAGTAGCTGAT